ACACAAACACAGGTGAGTTTCTCACGCCAACACAATTAGCAGAGCGTGACGAAAAAGCAGAGAAGCGTGATGGGCTATTCGTATCGTTCGTAGGTACATCTGTGTTCAATGCTGGATTGGCTAATGCGTCAACGTAAAAAAGAAATGGATGTGCTTGTTAGCCTTCTGGAATCTGAGCATGATGATGTAGACATGCTTGCAACTGACATCTGGAAGGCTCTCGACACAGCCCGTAGGGAGAGAGACCTATGGGTAGTAGCGGTCCGTATGGATGGGTTAAACTTTCTGTACGGACCGTATGAATCGGAGGCTAATGCCAAGAAAGACATAGACACAGGTCAGATTAAATCTGTTGGAACTAATGACAGGTACATGATTCTGAAACTACTAAGTCCTTCTCGCATATTCGAGAACACCAACCCTACATTGTTTGATATAAAATAGTTATATATAATAACTTGAGCCCTTTAAGGCTCAAGTTTATATACTATTAGTACGACACGCAAGCACTTCGATGTGCTTGGCGTGTCTTAAGGTATCCTGTAGGATACTAGGAACCTAGGAGGTACAAGTTATGAGTATTAAAATCAATGGTTATGAGTTACCGACACATGTAAGTTACTCTGCGTTCACGACATGGCTAGATTGTGGATTCAAGTATTACCTGTCTCGGATTGAAAAGCAAAGTGGTACAGCGTCATGGTGGTTAGTCGGTGGGTCTTCAGTTCATGAAGCCTCTGAAGTATTCGACCATGCATACTTTAAGCAGGAGGGTAAATGACAGCCGTAAATGATGTAGTTGACCCCTTATCCAAGGATTTTCTGGATGAGGCATGGGAAAGTACTTGGCAACGCCTAAAAGAGGCTCAGCGTGCTTCTACGGGGCAGGAAGAGGTACTCTGGCGTGCTGCTGGCAGGGCTACCAAGGCCAATCCTGACAAGGAGAACGGCGTATGGTGGCACAACGCAGGTCGTGAGATGTTAGACAAGTGGGTCTCATGGCGTACTGGCTCCCATGGCTGGAAGATTTGGGAGAACGATGGTATCCCTGCAATCGAACTAGGATTAAATCCAGTTCTTGGCGGTGTGACAGTCCAAATGCACATTGACCGAGTGATGGTCACTCCAGATGGTGAACTGGTAATCCTAGACCTAAAGACGGGGCAACGCACCCCGTCGTCAGACTTACAGTTAGCGTTCTATGCGGCTGGCTTAGAGAAAATGCTAGGCGTACGACCAAAGTATGGAACGTATTGGATGGCGCGTGAGGGTACAACCTCACCGCTAGTAGAATTAGATTTCTACAAGACGGAAATGATTGAGGAAATGGTAGCCGAATTTGATAAGGCTCGTCAGGCGCACCTGTTCATACCTAACCTCAATAACTGTAAGATGTGTGACTTAACGGATAAATGCAAATGGTATAACAAGAAGGAAGGCTAGACTATGGCAGAGAAAAATTACGTCTTGAACGTAAAAACTAAGAACAATACCATCTTTACGGTGCGTGCAGATACCGCGATGGAGTTGAATGAAAACATTAAGGATGTAATTAATGGTGACTCGCATGATTATGTCCTTGCGTTAGAGGAATTGCTACTGGGAGTGGCTCCGCCACAAACTCCTAGCGTAACCAATAACGCAGTCGACTTGGTGGCAGAAGCATTTGGCGGTACGGTGGTTAGCGAGACACCGATACCAGCATTTGCACCTGTACCACCACCTCCAGCGCAGTCAACTGCATCTCAGGTTGGCGCACGCATGTGCCAGCATGGTGCAATGGTTGGTCGCAAGGGGACTAGTGCTAAGGGTGAATGGAAGGCATTGTTCTGTCCAACACCTAAGGGTACGGCTGGTCAATGTGAACCTGTATGGCTGAACCGCTCTATGCCTGAGTGGTCAACCCTATAAATTTCTAGGGAAACCTAGAATCATTCCGAGGGGAAGCGGGATGGTGGCGTTACCGTAGGGATACTGAAGCAAGTTGCAGAGGTATAGGGATGTCGGGATACATTCCGGGTGGTGCAACTCCACAACGTCACACGAAATTCAACTACTACAAGGAGGTAAGATGAAAACATTAACGCGCTCAGTAGGGCGACCTGAGATTGGTGGCGAACCGCTACCATTCGTATTCAGGACATTTGATGGTAACCAGATTGCAGTACGGCGGTCAGAGGTTTCCATGATTGCAGGTGAGCCTGGGGCTGGTAAGTCTACGCTAGCCCTTGCTTTGGCTCTTAGGATGAATGTACCAACGCTATACCTATCAGCAGATACCAATGCTCATACCATGGCGATGCGTCTCTACTCCATGATTACTGGTGAGTCACAGCAGAATGCTGAGATTTCCATAGAGAAGGACCCTGAGGCTGCCAAGGAAAAACTTGGCTTAGCAAGCCACATCTACTGGTCATTTGATTCGTCACCTAACCTTGGTGACCTTGATGATGAGTGCATGGCAATAGAGGAACTACTAGGCAAGCCACCAGAACTAATCGTGGTGGACAACCTAATGGATGTAGCCATGGATGGTGGAGAAGAGTTCTCTGGTATGCGTGGGGCCATGAAAGAACTTAAGTTTCTTGCGCGAGACACTAATGCTGCTGTACTCGTACTGCACCATACGAGTGAGTCCTATAAGTCTGAGCCAACACCACCACGCGCTGCACTACAGGGCAAGGTGGCACAGTTACCAGCACTGATTCTAACCATAGGTCAACAGGCTGGGTTGATGGCTGTGTCCTCAGTTAAGAATCGTTACGGCAAGGCTGACCCGTCTGGAAGCAGTCCAGTATGGCTACAGTTCAATCCTGAGTACATGTACTTAGCAGACCTAGAGGAGACACGATGATAGAGATTGTTTTAATAGCATTGCTTAGTTCTTTAGTAACATACCTAATGTTGTTTAACAGAGAGAGAAAATAGTAATGGAACTAATGCTGGGATTAATATTAATACTTGGAATGGCAATATTTGTATTGCTAGACACTAAGGAATACTAATGTTTAACATGCACATATGCTATATATGTGAATCAACATTTGAAGAAGTACTGGACCTACTAGCGCATATTAGGGAGATACATGACACACGCAATAAGAGACATGGAAACACACCTGCGTAATACATGGCAGTGGGATTCTTGGGGATTTACTTCAGAGTGGGACAACTGCACTCTATCGGACATGGATGGATTTGTACCGTTCTTCTCTGAGCGCAAGGGTAAGTTCCTTGTAGTTGAGATGAAGCACTGGAATGGAACTGGTGACTGTCCGCCAATTAATTACTACACAGGTCAGATACGCGCGTTGCTAGCACTATCTGAACAGGAAAACTTCACGGTAGTCATTGGCTTTGGTGATACTTCAACACGCCAAGTTCATGAGTACAAGGTGTTTGACAGAGGTGGGGTAGTTACGGGAGAATATCCCTTCAAGGACTTCCTTACTAATTGGTATAAGCACGCCAGTGAGAATGTGTATAAATGAGTAAATCTAAGCAGAAGGGTACGGCTGCTGAGACAGCCGTAGTTAACTGGTTACAAAGTAAAGGAAGAAAACATGTGGAACGACGAGCATTATCTGGACTTCTTGACCGTGGGGATATTGCTGGCATTCCTGCTGTTGTTATCGAAGTAAAGAATCATGCAAGGATGACACTCTCTGAGTGGCTAAAGGAACTGGAGGTGGAGATGCACAACGACAAAGCCGAGACCGGCACAGTCATACATAAGAAGTCAGGCACGCAAGATGTTGGTAAGTGGTACGCCACTATGCCAGTTAATGTCTGGTTTAAGTTACTGGAGGAAGCAGGTTACTGATGGATAAGCATAGTATTGCAACCGTACTAGAACATTATGGATGCAAGACTATACCTGAGCGTAGCGGATGGCAGAAAATTAAATGCCCATTCCACGACGATGGACATGCGTCAGCAACCGTAAATATAGAAGCACAAGCATTCAATTGTTTTGGATGTGGAATAAAAGGCGACACCTATAGTGTCATAATGCAACAGGAAGGAGTTGAGTTTCGTGAGGCTTACATACTCGCAGAGGGAATTACTGGAGAAAGCGGTAACACATTATCAAAAGTCAATACATCTCGCAGAAGCGTATCTGGAGGGACGGGGATTATCGCTAAGCGACGCGGCTACAGTCCGCCTAGGTCTCGTAGAGGAGCCGCTAACGGGGCATGAGCAATTTCGTGGCAGGTTGGCAATTCCTTACATCACACCTAGTGGTGTAGTTGATATACGTTTCCGAGCAATCGGACCGCAAGAACCAAAGTACATGGGTATGCCTGGTGTACAGACAAGACTATATAACGTCAATGCTTTGCTCACAGCAGAGAACTACATTGCAGTAACAGAAGGAGAAATAGATGCAATCACGCTCAACTACAAATGCGGTATCCCGGCTATCGGGGTTCCTGGGGCTAACTCGTGGAAAAGGCACTACTCAAGGCTACTCCAAGATTTCGAGACTGTCTTTATATTTGCTGACGGCGACCAGCCTGGTTCAGATTTTGCGAAGAAAATTGCGCAAGAAGTCCAAGGCGTAACAATAGTACACATGCCAGAGGGGCATGATGTTAATTCAATGTATCTACAGTCCGGACCTCAATGGTTCGCTGACAAGATTAAGGGGTAAAGGTGGGTAAGTATAAAGATGAATGGTTCGACGAATTCTATGGGGAGTACCCAGAATACGACAAACCACGCTGGCATACAGATGGAGACTTTGCAGACGGCGATAAAATTACTTTCAGGAGTTGGGATGAAGCCACACTCAGCGACTTGGCTGAAGGATGGCACGCTTCAGATTTCGATTTTGATACCCCCACCGAGGTAGAGGTAAAGAAAGTCGGATTCGTACCTGATGTATGGGACATTCAAGATGAGTTATTTGAATTACTGTTAAGTAAGCACAATGATTACGGTCCTAAGAACATTAGTGAATCACCAGGTGGTCCACTCAATGGACTAAATGTTAGACTGTACGACAAAATAGCAAGACTGGATAATCTTATTGGTAACAATAGGAAACCTGAGAACGAGTCACTTCGAGACACATTCTTAGACATCGCAAACTACGCAATAATCGGGTTGCTAGTTATTGACGGGAAATGGGAAAAGTAATGAAGAAAATCGTAGTACTATCAGACATGCAAGTGCCTTATCATGACCCACGCGCAGTAAAGGCTGTTATGAATTTCGTAGCAGACTATCAACCAGATGAGTTGTTCTGTGTAGGTGATGAGGCTGACAGCCCAGAACCATCTCGTTGGAACAAAGGCATGGCTGGTGAGTTCGAAGGAACTCTACAAAAAGGATTAGACAAGACTACTAACATAATGGTGGGCTTCAAAGAAGCCATAGGTGACAAGCCATTCCATACAATGAGAAGTAACCATGGAGATAGGGTTGAAAACTATGTCAAAAGATATGCACCCGCACTTGCATCGTTACGCGACCTTGAGTATTCTAAACTCCTTCGGTATCGCGAAAACGAAATTACATATCACAATAAGTTTTACCAGTTCACTCCTGGATGGATACTCGCTCATGGTGATGAAGGTCGTGCCAACAAGCAACCTGGTGGTACGGCTCTTACCCTTGCTAAGCAAATTGGGGCTTCAGTTATCTGTGGTCACACGCACAAACAGGGTATTCAACATGAACACACCGGATTCGGTGGTAGCATTAAACACAAGTTATATGGGGTGGAAGTTGGCCATCTCATGGACTTATCGCAAGCGCACTATCTCGGACAGACTGGTGCTAACTGGCAACAAGGATTCACTATACTCTATACGCGTAGGGGAAATGTGACACCTGTTAACGTTCCAATCAATGGACGTTCATTTGTAGTTGAGGGAAAAGTCTATGAGTTCTAATGATAGTTTTCAATTCAACGAATCAACAGTCAGAGATTATGAATCAATGGTACGCCAAGTATCTTCGGAGTATCATAAGAAATATGGAATGGTTAACAGAGAAGACA